GTTTATATTAGAAACATTATATGGAATTAGAACTTAAATTTAGTGTAGCACCTGCGGTGCTGTTTTTGGAAACCCAACTGGATGACCGAATAGTGGGGGGTTTGAATAAATACCTCGATGCACGGCACAATAAGGGTGCAGAGTCATTCTCACATAAACTGGTGGGCCAAATATCTCATGGTGAGCAGCTTAAGATTGATACGGAAGATCCTCTGGTCAAACCATTTACCCAAGTTGTGGCTAATATGTCACAAAACTACCTGCAACAGTTCTGCAAAACCGTAGGGGTCAAACCGCTACAACGTATGCCCAATTTCCATAGCTTATGGTCAGTCCACTCATACGAGAGGGATTACAACCCAGTCCACGATCATGGTACCGATACGATTATGGGGTTATCATTTAGCACCTGGACTAAGATTCCAGCACAGATTACCGACCAGCCTGAGTATAATAGTCGTGATCTCATCGATTCTAGCGGTATAGCTGATGGGTTCTTACAGTTTCATTTTGGTCAGACTAGCTCACGAGGTGTGGAGGAGTTACGACCACCGTTCTCACGTATGGTTAAACCAGTCGTGGGTAAGATCGTTATGTTTCCATCATGGTGTCAACACTGTGTCTATCCCTTTGAAGGGGCTGGAGAGAGACGTACCGTAGCAGGTAACCTTAATATGGTACCAGCAACCCTTATAGAGTAATTACGTCTGTAAGGTACCTTAAAATCAATTTAAACAGGAGATACTATTATGTACGGTAAAGGTTCATACGGCTCTACTAAAGGTAGACCATCTAAGAAGAAGAAAGATAAGAAAAAAGGTAAGAAGAAGTGAAGAAAGAACTAACAGCTCGTCAGAAGGCTACTATGAAGAAACATGGTAAGCACCATACTGCAAAGCACATGGCAGCTATGAAGAAATCAATGCTAGGTGGTAAGACATTTACGCAATCACATAAAATTGTACAAAAAAAGGTAGGTAACTAATGAAAACAATCATAATTAATAAATGGAATAATCTTTCTATGTCTAAAAAGGGCGTAGTAGTAGCTATGGCAGCTATTATCGTATTGGCTATTATACTTTAAGTTATGGCTATTAAAAAAGGATTTCATAAAACTAAAGACGGTAGAGTCGTTAAAAAGGGTTTATATTATAACATGAACCAAGCCAAGAAGAAGGGTACTAGCAAAAAAGGCAAGGGTACAGTATCTGACAAGGCGTTAAAACAAGCATCTAAAACCGCTAAGAAAACTAAAAAGAAGAAAGCCTAATGCCCTTTAGTAAATATAGTAGTAAACAAAAATCCCTTGCTAAGTTAGCTAAACCTCGTAACAAGATAACAGGTGCTGATTTTAAGAAACTTAAAAACTTAAAGAAAAGAAAAAAAAAGTAATGGCATATATAAAAAAAGATTCTAGACCGAACCCTAAACAATCAATCAAAGTAAAAAAACACAGAGATTCTGAGTTCTTAAAGGGTATTGTTGAAGCAAAAAAAGCTGGCCGACCAGTATCACAAGCGGCAATAGATAGAGCATCACAAATACTACAAGAATTACAAAAGAAAAACAAAAAATTTATGACTGGTAGATAATGGCCATACCAAAGACTACTGGTAAGGGCGGAAACTATCGTAAGACCAAATCTGGTGCTGGTATGACTAAGAAAGGTGTAGCTGCTTATAGGCGAGCTAATCCTGGTAGTAAATTAAAGACTGCAGTAACTGGTAAAGTTAAGGCTGGTAGTAAAGATGCCAAGAGACGTAAGTCTTATTGTGCTAGATCTGCTGGACAGTTAAGAAATAGCTCTGCAAAAACTAAAAATGATCCTAATTCTAGAATAAGACAAGCTAGAAGAAGGTGGAAATGTTAAACAAAGGAAATAATTATGGCACATGGTGGTAAAAGACCAGGCTCGGGGCGACCTAAAGGCGTAAAAGCTGGAACAAAACATGAACGCTTAGAGAAAATGCTTAACAAGGGTACTGTAACTCCACTCGAATATATGTTAAACATCCTTAATACTAAAAAAACTAGCCCTGAAAAGAAAATGTGGGCTGCAGAAAGAGCTGCACCGTATGTACATTCAAGATTATCTTCGGTTAATAGCACTATTAGTGGTGATGACGATAAGCCTGTCGCTGTTACTATTGGTTGGAGAAAAAAGAAACGTGATTGAGGGTCTACTTTCATTATTGCCTAGCAATAAAGCACAAGCAGTAAAAGAAATTAGAAATCAAAGTGGTTTATTAACTACTGATGCTTTTTCAGACGATCCATTAATACAAAAAATAATAATGGCCGAAAGTAAAGGTGATCCAAATGCTGTCAACAAACGGACTGGTGCTAAAGGCTTAATGCAAATTATGGATGCTACTGCAAAACAACCTGGTTTTGGTGTTAAACCACTTAAAGATGTTTTTAATCCACAAGAAAACGTAAGATTTGGAACTGACTATTTTTATGCTATGCTTGATCGTTATGATAACGATACAATTAGTGCATTAGCTGCATTTAATTATGGGCCTGGCAATGTTGACAAATGGCGTAAAAAGGGTTCTAAGTTTAGCAAGTTACCAAACGAAACACAAAAATATATATACAAAATTCTTGATGAATAAATTATTAAACACATTAGAACAATATTTAGCTAAATTACAAAGCTGGTTATGGAATAAACGCTGGAACAAACGTAAATAATGGATATTGAAATACCCTACCAGCCAAGACCACTACAAGAAAAGATCCACAATGATCTAAAGAGATTTAATGTTATTTGCTGTCATCGCAGATTTGGCAAAACAGTATTTGCAATCAATCATTTAATTATGACTGCTTGTGAAATTCCAAACGCAAGGTTGGCGTACATCGCACCTACTTATCGTCAGGGTAAAGCAGTCGCTTACGACTATTTAAAAGAATATACAGACCCTTTGATGAAACTAGGCGGTAAACGTCACGAAACTGAACTAAAGGTTGATCTATGGAATGGATCACGAATTCAAATCTTTGGTTCTGACAATCCTGATGCTCTTAGAGGGTTAGGGTTTGATGGCGTATGCATGGATGAGTTTGCTCTTATGTCACCTCGTACTTGGACAGAGATCGTAAGACCTGCTGTCAGTGACAAGCTAGGCTATGTTATTTTTATTGGTACCCCTATGGGTCACAATCAGTTCTGGGATGTGTATGACTTTGCTAAACGAACAGGTAAAGATTGGTACGCACAATTATATAGAGCTAGTGAAACAGAAATTATTGCTGCTGAAGAACTTGAGTCTGCTAGAGCTACTATGCCAGAAGATCAATACGAACAAGAATATGAATGTTCATTTCAAGCTGCAGTTAGTGGAGCCTATTATGGCAAGCAAATACAAAAAGCTGAAAAAGAAAAACGCATTGAAATTGTAGATTATGACAAAAGTGTCGGTGTAGAAACATGGTGGGATTTAGGTATTGGTGATTCAACTAGTATTTGGTTTGCACAACGTATCGGCAATGAGATACATCTGATAGATTACTACGAAACATCAGGTGAATCACTTGCACATTATGCGAATGTATTAGAAGATAAAGGCTACAACTATAGTCGACACGTAGCACCACACGATATTGTAGCTAGAGAATTAGGTACAGGTAAATCACGACTAGAAGTAGCGTATGAATTAGGTATTAATTTTGATGTATGTCCAAAGCTAGAAATACAACATGGTATTGAAGCGGTTAGAAATACATTAGATAGGTGTTGGTTTGATAAGAACCGATGTAAATATGGTATTGATTGTTTACGACAATACCGTAAAGAGTTTGACGATAAGATGCAGACATTTAAAAACAAGCCGTTGCATAACTGGGCTTCACATGGTAGTGATGCTTTTAGATATGGATGTGCAATAGACCCTGACACAACAAGTCAGTGGAAAACAGAAATTAACATAGATACAAGGTATATAGTTTAATATGGCAAAAGGTAAACCACTTACAGAATTAGAAGTAGGCTCGATAGTTAGCTCAGAGATCAAAGCATCTTTAGGTTATATTGGTTCAGACATAACTGAACAAAGACAAAAATCATTAGAGTACTATTTTGGTGAACCATTTGGTAACGAACAAGATGGTAGATCACAAGTTGTTTCTACAGATGTGTCTGATGTTGTTGAATCTATTTTACCTACATTACTAAGAACTTTTGCAGCTAGTGATGAAATTGTTAAGTGTGAACCTGTTACTGCCGAAGATGAAGAAGTAGCTAAACAAGCAAGTGATTATTTAAACTACGTGTTTAATAAAGACAACGATGGTTTTATAACTTTGTACACGTTATTTAAAGATGCATTAATACAAAAAAATGGTGTAGCTAAAGTTTATTGGGATACTTCCAAGAAGAGAGAACGTGAGTCATACGAAAAATTAAGTGAAGATGAATACACTATGTTGTTGGATGAAGATGGTGTTGAAGTTAAAGAACATACTGAGTATGAAGATGAAAGTGCTATAAAAGAAAAAGAACAAATATTAGAACAAATTAATCAATCAGGTCAACCTGTTGATCCAATGATGTTAGAACAATTAGAAGATGCACCTATTCCGATGATGCATGATGTAGTTATTGAAAGAATAGAAACATTTGGTAAAGTTAAAGTAGAAGCTATACCACCTGAAGAATTTCTTATTGAACGTAGAGCTAAAAATATAGAAGAAGCAAACTTTGTTGCACACCGTACTACCTCTACAAGAACACAGTTAATAGAAGCAGGCTTTGACCATGATAAAGTTTATAGTTTACCTGCAGACACACAAGACAAGTACAATGAAGAAAAAATTACTCGTTTTCGTAACCTTGATTATGATTATGATAGTAACTCTGGTGAAGCAAGTACTGATGAAATTTCAATCTACGAGTGTTACATAAGAATAGACGAAGAAGGTGATGGCGTTGCTAAATTAAGAAAAATTACTTTAGCAGGTACTGAAGGCTACACCGTTTTAGATAACGAGTTATGTGATAGCATACCTTTTATATCTGTAACACCTATTATAGTACCACATAGATTTTATGGTCGTTCTGTTTCTGAAATGACTGAGGACTTACAATTAATTAAGTCTACAGTTATGCGTCAGTTACTCGACAACATGTATCTAACAAACAATAACCGAGTCGCAGTAATGGATGGTCAAGTTAATCTTGATGACCTATTAACTAATAGACCTGGTGGTGTAGTTAGAACTAAAGGATCTCCTGGTCAAGTAATGATGCCAATGCAGACGCAAACTATTAATAGTCAAGCGTTTCCTATGTTAGAATATTTAGATACAGTGCGTGAACAACGTACTGGTATTACACGATACTCACAAGGTATGGATGCTGATTCATTAAATAAAACAGCAACAGGTGTAAATACAATATTATCTCAGTCACAAATGCGTGTAGAACTTATTGCTCGTATCTTTGCAGAGACTGGTGTTAAAGACATGTTCTTAAAAATGTTTGAACTAATTGTTAAACACCAAGACAAAGAAAGAATTATTAAAATAAGAAATAACTTTGTTCCGTTTAGACCTATGGAATGGCGTAATCGTTGCAACATTTCTATAAGTGTTGGATTAGGTACTGGTTCAAGAGATCAACAACTTTCTATTTTAAACAATATACTACAAACTCAACTTAAAGGTTTGGAGCTACAAGGTTCGTCTGCAGGGCCTATGGTTAATTTGCGTAACATTTATAACACGTTAACTAAGATTGTAGAAAACGCTGGTCTTAAAAACCCTAATGCGTTCTTTACTGATCCTGACATTGGCCAACAAAACATGCCACCACCACAACCACCACAACCTACTGAGTTTGAAAAAGTATCACAATTACAAGTACAAGGTGAGAACTATAGAAAACAAATAGATAGTGAATTAAAAGTCAAACAATTAGAAAAAGACTATCAAGAAATGATTTTAAAGTTTGAAACTAGAATTAAAGAACTTGAGTTACAGTATGGCACTAAAATTGATGAAGTTGAATTACGTAACAATGCTATGTTAGCTAAAGAAGAGTTAATACAACAAGGTAAGATACAAGAACAAGCACAACGTGCCTTAATTGAACAACAAAAAAATGCACTTGGCAATCTTGACCGCAGACCACAAACTGTGATAAACCCTAACGATGAGCAACAATAAATTAGAAACTGAAAAACAACGTGGTGATAGAGCAAAGTTATTGCTTGAAGAACCATTATTTAAAGAAGCATTTAAACTACTTAAAGATGAGTATCAAAATGCTATGTTTCAAACTAAACATAATGATGATGATGTCCGTAAAGCCTTATGGCAGGCGTATCATATAACTGATAAAGTTGAGAACCATTTTAAAACAGCAATGGAAACAGGTAAATTAGCATCTGTACAACTTAATCAAATTAAAAAGAATTCGAATTAAATCGAATACACCAACCCTATCAGGAGTGTAACATTTAACGAAAGGAGGTTGTTATGGCTGATAACCAAACAACTAACGTAATAGAAGCAGGAAACATTATAAAAGGTCTTATGACTGGTAGTGAATCTGCACCTATTGAAACTGTTCCTACAGAAATATCTGAGGAACCAATAGAAACAGTGGAAACAGAAGAAGGACTTCTTACTGAAGAAACTGAAAGCCCTGATGAGACCGAGTCTTATGAGGCAGAAGAAACATCTGAGTCGAGTGATATACAAGAGAACTCTAAGGAACCGTACTACGCTGTAACCGTTGATGGTACAGATCTATCGGTCAACCTAGAGGAGTTAATTCAAGGGTATCAACGGAATGCAGATTACACTCGTAAAACACAGGAACTTGCACAGGAAAGAACCCAGTCAAGTGAATTTGTCGAACGATCCAAAAAAGACGTTGAAGCTAAACTACAAAGGTTAGACCAACTTAATAACGCTGCACAAGCACAACTACAACAAGAATACGCTGAAGTTGATTTTGAGAAGTTATATGATGAAGATCCAGTAGAAGCTGCTAGACTAGAGCATAAGATGCGTAAAAAACATTCACAATTAGCTCAAGTTTCACAGCAAACTCAAGAGTTACAAGCTCAAGAGTTTAACAAATACTTAGGTGAGCAACAAAAACTTCTTAGTACTAAAGTACCAGAATTACTTGATGACCAAAAAGGCCCTCGTTTTAAACAACAAATGAGAGACTATCTTGGTAACATTGGATTTAATGATTCAGAAATCAATAGTGTGTACGATCACAGATACGTGATGCTTGTTAAAGATGCGATGTCCTATCGTAATCTTCAGAAAGCAAAGCCAGGAATAAGAAAAAAAGTGGCTAATGCTCCTAAGGTTGTCAAAGGTGGAGTGGCTAAAAGTAAAGGTCAAGCTGACGCAGAAGCTAAACGTCAACAACTCTCAAAATTACGTAAGACTGGACAGGTCAGAGACGCTGCTAAGTTTTTTCGTAATTTAGTCTAACAAATAATAAGGAGGCCTTATGGCACAACCAACTAACTTATACGATACGTATGATACTACTGGTATTCGAGAGGATTTGACGGATGTAATTTACAACATTTCTCCAGAAGATACTCCAATACTATCTGCACTTCCTAGAAGTGCGGCTAAAGGAACAAAACATGAATGGCAACTAGATGCACTTGCTGCACCTGCTGCTAACTCTGTTATAGAAGGTGACGATGCAAGTATTGATAACCTTAATGCTGGAGCTACAACTAGAGCTTTTAACTTCACTCAGATTCAAGATAAAGTAATTGCTTTGTCTGGAACTCAGTCAAGTGTAGACGCTGCTGGTAGAGCTGACGAAATGGCATATCAAATTGCAAAGAAATCTAAAGAACTTAAAAAAGATATGGAATTTGCACTAATCAAAGGTACAGTTCAAGAAGCAGGCGATGCTACTGATGCTAGAGATCTTGGTTCACTTCCAACTTGGATTAAGTCTAATGGTGATGCTGGTGCCACTGGTGGTTCTTTATCCACTGGCTCTGGTACTGATTTACCGAATTCAGGTGATGACAGAGACCTTACTGAAACAATCTTAAAAACTGTTATACAAGAAGTTTACACTTCTGGCGGTGACTTAGATTTATTGGTAGTTCCACCATCTGTCAAACAAGTAATCTCAGGATTCAATGCGAACACAACTCGTTTTGGCCCTGCTGATAAAAGAGTAGAATATGCAGCAATCGATGTATATTCATCTGACTTTGGTGACATCCAAGTAGTACCTAACAGAGTTATGGCAACGACTAATGAGAAACTTTGTTTCTTACTTCAGTCTGACATGGCTGCTGCTGCGTACCTAAGAGATTTCCAAATTGGCGATCTTGCTAAGACTGGTGACTCAGAGAAAAAACAACTTCTAGTTGAATGGACTCTGGAAATGCGTAATGAAGCTGCACACGGCATCATTCTCGACATTAACCAATAAGACTAATTAGGGGAGACTTAGGTCTCCCCTTTTATTAATAAGGAAAGAATATGAATAGTCCAACCACATTTAAACCAGGTGCTACCCAAACTGTAGCTGTAGGTACATCATCTGCTGCTTCAAATGCAATTAACGCACAAACAACTGCACTAAGAATTGTTGCTACTGTAGACGCTTTTGTAGAAATTTCATCTGGGCCAACTGCAAGTTCAGCTTCATTTATTTTACCAGCATTTACTGTTGAGTATTTTAGAGTTTCTGGTTCTGATAAAGTAGCTTTTTTAAGAGTAGGTTCTGTAACAGGAACTTCCAGAGTAACAGAACTAAGCCAGTAATGAGACCAGCTTTTTTTGGCATAAGAAGTCAAGACAGATACCGTAATCGTAGGACAGATGTGCCTAACGATGCTATTAACCTAGAAGATTTAACATACCTATTATTAGAAACAGGCGATAACATCATACGTGAAGATGGTGTAGGTGTTTCTTACTTTACTGATACTCCTATACAAAACTAATGGAGTTTAGTGAATTAGTAAATATTATAAAGAACAAAGAGCAAAGCTCTAAACAACAAATTAAAAACAAACAAAGATTAAAAGTTTTAAGAAAGAGGATTAAAAATGGCTGATAGTAAGATTAGTGCATTGACAGCATTGACGTCTGCTGCTGCTGCTGACGTATTACCTATTGTAGATACCAGTGCAACTGCAACTAAGAAAATGACTATAGAAAATATATTTAAAAACATACCTGTAAGTGTAGGTGTTAATGAAGGCACACCACTTGCTAAGTTGCACGTAACTAGAGATGCGGTAAATCATTCAACACAAAGTTCACTAGCACCAATATTTGTTGAAGATGATAATAGACCAGGTATTTTTTTCTCAGGTAATTTAAACAACATAGGTATTATACAATTTGGTGATAACTCATCAATTAATGCTGGTGAGATTTTTTATGCTCATAGTGATGATAAGTTTAGTTTTAGATGTGCAGGTACTGTACAAGCAACTTTAGCTGATGGTGTATTAGCACCAGAAACAGATTCAGATGTAGATTTAGGTACAACCTCTTTACGCTTTAAAGATACATTTGTAGATTCTATTACTGTTACTGGTGAAATTGATGGTGCTTCTCTTGATATTGAAGGCAATGCAGATATTAATGGTACTACAAACTTAGACGTAGTAGATATTGATGGAGCTGTAAACATGGCAACTACTGCCCTTGTTACAGGCGTGCTGACAACAACAGCAGCTACAGTTTTTAATGGTGGGTTTGCTAGTAATGCTGACTCTACTATGGGTACTGACAAGAAAATTCAATTTCGTGATGCTGCAATCCACATTAGCTCAAGTGCTGATGGACAGCTTGACCTTGTTGCAGATACAGAGATTCAGATAGCTGCTACTACAATTGATATTAATGGTGCTATTAATGCAAGTGGCGAAATTATTGCTGCTTCTCTTGATATTTCAGGAGCCATAGACGTAGACGGAACATCTAACCTAGACGTAGTAGATATAGACGGTGCAGTAGATATGGCTAGTACATTAACTGTAGCTCAAGCTATTAATGGCTCATTAAAAAGATGGACAGCTAAAACTGCAAACTATACATCAGTAGCTGGAGACAGACTATTGGCTGATACTGCAACAAGTGGTGCATTTACTATTACATTACCTTCAGCACCTGCTGTAGGAGATGAGATACATATATTAGATAGTGCTGCCAATTTTGATAACGCTAACTTAACAGTAGCTAGAAATGGTAAAAAAATACAAGGAGCAACTGCTGACTTAACTATTACTACAGAGAATACAGGTATTGGACTTGTGTTTATGTCTGACACTTATGGTTGGAGAATATTAGTAGATGCTTATGATGTAGATCCAACAGAGCTGTAATATGACAACTGAAATTTATAATTCACAAAATAAAGATATTTATGTAGATGAGGCAACGCATAAGTTAGTTATAAAAAAAACTCAAGATACTACTAATATATTAGCACAAAATAAAATAGCTCGTAATCACAGATCATTAGAACAAAAAGGTGAGTTTCAACGTATTGCACAAATACCCTTAATTGCATTACAAATAAAAACTAAAGAACGCTTTGGACATTCTAATTGGCATCAGTTGCACAAAGAAACACAACGTGAATTAATTAAAGGTATGGTTAATAGTAATGAATTTCAAAACTTTAGGGTTGGAGAGAAACGATTGTAATGGCTTTAAATAACTATTCAAACTTACAAACTTCTATTGCTAATTTTTTAGCACGTGATGATTTAGCTGCAGAGATTGTAGATTTTATTGCATTAACAGAAGCAGACTTTAACCGTAGATTAAGAATACGTGCAATGGAAAACTCTAGTTCTTTTACTATAGATTCTGAACAAGAAACATTACCTACAGGTTTTTTGCAAACAAGAAGTTTTGTTTTAACAACTAACCCTAAAACTGCATTACAATTTATGACTCCGTTTCATCAAGCAGAAACACAAGGTTCAAATGAAAGTGGTAGACCAAGAGCTTATTCTATAGAAGGCACTAACTTTAGATTTAGTCCTAAACCTGATGCTACCTATACAGCTAACATAGTTTTTTATAAAGCCTTTGATACATTAAGTTCATCGGTAGCAACTAATCATATTTTAACTACCCATCCTGATGTTTATCTTTATGGTGCGTTATATTTTGCTAGTACATTTATTCGTGGTATGGATGGACAAACAGTAGCACAATTTAAAGGTCAATACGAAGCTGCACTACAACAAGTAGAAATGGCTGATGAAAAAGACAAATATAATGCTACTCCATTAGTTCAAAGATCAGGTATTAATATTAATAATTTTGATAACGTATAATGCAAGTTCCTTTTGCAGAATGGTTACCTGACCTACCAACTCATTTAAATCCTGGTGCTACAGAAGCTACTAACGTATTTCCTGCAGTAAACAGTTACCGACCATTTAATGACATAGCAGTTACTTCAAGTAATGCTGTTACTGCAAGATGTCAGGGTGCAAGAGCTTTTAAATCAGACAGTGGTGCTATATCTATTTTTGCAGGTGATGCTACTAAGTTATATAAACTAACATCTAACGCTTTTGTAGATGAAAGTGGTGGTACTACGTTTAGTTTTTCTGCTGAGTCCTATTGGGATTTTGCTAGATTTGGTGAAGTAATTATTGCTTTTAATGGTGACGATGCTCCGCAAGCATGGACATTAGATTCATCAACTGACTTTGCTGCATTAGCAGGTTCACCACCAGCATTTAGACATGCTGCAGTTATTGGTAATTTTTTAGTTACAGGCTTTCAACCTGCTGCACAAAACAAAGTACAATGGTCTAGTTTTAATGATCCGACTTCATGGACTGCAGGTGTCAATCAATCTGACTCTGAAGTATTACCTGAAGGTGGAGTTATTACTGGTGTTACTGGTGGACAGTATGGACTAATATTTCAAGAAGATCGTATCACTCGTATGGATTATCGTGGTGGTAATGTTGTGTTCTCATTTAGACGTATAGAAGAAAACAGAGGTGCGGTACAAGGTAAAAACGTAATACAAGTTGGTAACCTAGTGTACTATCTATCAGAAGATGGTTTCTACGTAACTAACGGTACGCAATCACAACCTATTGGTGCAAACAAAGTAGATCGTTTCTTTTATAATGATTTAAAGTTTGAGTTAAGAGAACGTGTTAGAGCTTCTTACGACCATGAAAACAAATTAGTTATGTGGTCATATCCATCAGCTACAGGTACAAACGCTGGCATCCAAAACGATAAGATTATTATTTATCATCTTGCTAGTCAACGATGGTCGTTAGTAGAACTAGATCACGAAGTTATTATTGATTATTTATCACCTGGATTTACATTAGATGAACTAGATGATTATCCTACATCAGGTGCAGATGATTTAGATGCTATTAGCATATCTTTAGATAGTGCAGCATTTATTGGTGGACTGAGAACATTAGGTGTATTTAACACTTCACATTTTCTTGGATCTTTTGGTGGTGATGCTTTAGCAGCATCTATTGGTACTAATGAAACTGAAATATTTCCTATGCATAGATCACTAGTTACACACGTTAGACCTATAGTAGATACAAGTTCTGCTACAGGTACAATAAGTTTTCGTAATAGAGTTGCTGACTCTAGCACGACTTCTAGTGCGTCTAGTATGCACGCTACAGGAACGATACCGTTTCACAAATCAGCAAGATATTTTAAATTTAACTTACAAATACCAGCAGGTACCACTTGGTCAGATGCACAAGGTATTGATGTAGAAGCTATCAAAGAAGGATATAGATAATGGCAATACAAGGAGGTGGTTTTTTAGCACCAAACCCAAACGAAATAGATCAGTTATTTAGACCAATTAATGGATTAAGGCCAGCTCGACCTGGCGGTCAGTTTGTTCAATTTGGTCAACAATCACCAATACCTATTTCTAGTGATCCAATGCCTAACAACAATCCTGGAGCTGGTATTTCACCACAAAGCCCTTATGTTAATGAAAGTTTTGTTCCTGATAACAGTACATTTATTCCTTTACCAGATCCTAGATTTGGAACAGGAGGGTCAAGAATAGGCGATCCTTCTGTGCAACCTACATTAATACAAAATCAAATGTTTCAGCCACCCATGCAACAACCTGTGCAAAATCAAATGCCTGTTGCAAATTCATATTTAGAACAGTTACAACAATCTGCAGGCTTACTTAATGGTCAAATACGAAATGTAGTTCCTCAAAATAGATTTGTGGGAAACCAATTTGAAATGCCTTTTAATTTCAATAATCAAAGTGGATTTGGTAGTACTTATAATCCAAGTAATTTTAATTACACACCACAACCATTTAACCAATACGGTAATGTACCTGTAACTGGTAACATACCGTCTAACGTATCTACTACTACAACTATGAATGATCGTGAAGGTCGAAGTGGTGAACGTGGTTCTTTTGGAAATCAAGATAATATAAGCACTGAATTTGTAGGTAACAGAGGTTATAGAATTGGTGGAGATGGTAGAGTAGAAGAATTAGACCCTGAATCTCTTGATTATAAATTTAATAAATTTGCATTTGATGCACTTAACTTAGCAAAAATAAATCCTCTTAACCCATTAGGATACATAGATAACATGTCACAAAGATTAGATCCTGATATTATGTCACAAATACAAGGTTTTGAATCTAATAATCCACAAAGTTTAACTTTTGGAAAAGGAATAAACCAAGCTATAAATGAAGTTTTTGGTAGTAATTTACAAGGTGCTTTAACTAATAATCCTACAGGCGGTCTTACAGAAACTCAACTACAAGGATTGATAAACACCCCTTCACAAAATTTAAGTTTACCACAGCCAACAACTGTTGCTGATTTGATAGGAATGACTCAAGGTTTAAATACAGGAGGTGGCGGCGGTGGCCGTGAAGGTGGAGCTGGCAGCAGTGGTTCAAATAGAGACGGAACAAGCGGTTGTTTTGTTAAAGGCACTATGATCCAAATGGCTGATGGTACTGAAAAAGAAATAACATCTATTAATGTAGGTGAAGAAATTAAAGGTGGTGTTGTAGAAGCAAAAACTGAATTTATGCCACATAGAGTATATGACTATAAAGGTATTAAAGTTTCTGGATCACATTTAGTTATGGAAGATGATGAAATGGTTACTATTGAAAACAGTAAACATGGTGTTCTCACAGACATAATTGAACCTGTATATGTATTTGAAACATCAGGTAGAAGAATGTGGATTAATAACATTGAGTTTGGTGATTATATGACAGGATCTGATAAACAATGGGAACCTCATGTAGAAGCTATGCGTCAAACAATTAATAGAGAAATTAGAGATGGCAAGTAAGATAGACCTACAATACATCTATCAAAACATTGACTCAAGTGAGGAATTTCAATTAATTGTAGAAGAACTAACTAATCAACTAATACGTTATCACAACGATGAAAATCAGGAGGTTACATCATGGTTTCTAGCTTAGATCAATGTAAGAATTGCGAACATAGTTGTCATTGTGGAAACAATGGTGTCTGTGTAACTTGTAAATGTGCGAATTGTGAACATAATGCTCTAGATGAGTTTCACAAAAATCTTAGTGATGGTTTTAAAGAAAGTGTTGAGTAATGGCTCATACCTACAAAAATGCAAAGGTAGATCTAACTACAACTAATGCTACAGCATTAATTACTGTAGCTAGTGGTACTACTGTTATTGTCAAATCTATCATAATATGCGAAGATAGTAACAATGATGATAGTGTGTCATTAACCATAGTAAATGGTGATGATACGTTTCAGTTTTTAAAAGATGCATTCGTTGGAGCTAAAGCTACTATACAAGGTATGGGTGGACACAACTCTACATTAGTTTTAACTACAGCAGACGTATTAAAAGCAACTGCTACAACAGCTAATAGACTACACGTTATCACAAGTTATTTAGAAATTACATGATCGGCATAGTACAGATACCACAAGAAAATATAGAGTCAGTATGGAACTTAGTAGACGATTCAATCACTAAAGCCCTAGCTTATTCAGGACATCATTATAATACTAATGATGTATTTGAAGCCTGCTCTAAAGGTGATTGTCAACTATGGCTTGGTTGGGATGAGACATCAAAAAACAAATTAAAGGCAGTAGTAGTGACTAGAATCATTATTAGGCCTAATAGCAAAGTAGCTAACATTTTTATCTGTACAGGTAAGAATAGAAAAGACTGGCAAGATGGATTGCACGACATTGAAAAATGGGCTAAAAGTAATAAGTGTACGCACTTTGAAACTTATGCCAGACCAGGTTGGTCAAAAATATTAAAACAAAAAGGGTTTAAAACAACCCATTATTTACTAGAAAAGAAATTGGAGAAATAAGTATGTCAAGTGGTGGTGGAAATCAAACAACAGTTCAAAGAACAGAGCCTTACGCACCTGCAGAACCCTATCTACAGGATATATTAGGCGAAGCACAAAATATATACCGTAGTGGTGTAGGCAGATCATTCTTTCCTGGTAGCACCGTAGTACCGTTTGCTAATCAAACTCAAGAAGCTCTTAATTTACAACAAGCTGCAGCCTTAGAACAAGCACAAAACTCACCATTACAAGCACAAGCTGCACAGACTTTTGGACAGTTTGCTATGAGTCCACAATCTTCTTATGCAGGTTTAACCCCACAAGCTGATTATTTATCAGGTATTCGTTCAAACATTACCTCTGACGTATTAGGTGATGTACAATCACAGTTTGGTGGTATGGGTAGAACAGGTACCTCACCTATGGCACAACAAGCTGTAGCCAGAGGAGTTACTCAAGGTTATGCACCTATTGCTGCACAGTTAGCTTCACAAGAACGTGGTAGAGAACAATCAGGCATGGAATCAGGTTTTGGTAGACAGTTACAAGCTGCAGGACAATTACCAGGTATTCAACAAGGTATGGACATGCGTAGACAACAAGCTATTGGTCAATTAGGTGGCGTAGGCTCTGCGTATGAAAACTTAGCACAAAGACAATTACAAGATCAAATTCAAAGATTTCAATTTGGTCAACAATCACCAATGAATTTATTAAATCAATATGCTGGACTTATTAGTCCAATAGCAAGTGGTTTACCAACGCAGTATAGTACAGCACCAAGTCAATCAGCTAGTGGTGCTGGTGGTGCTTTTGGTGGAGCAGTAGCAGGTGCTGCGTTAGGAACTCCTGGTATTGTAGGTGGTGCTTTATTAGGCGGATTAGGATTTCTATAGGAGATTATTATGGTAGATTTAAAAGGATTATTAAGTAAACAAAAACAATCTGGTGGTTTTCTAAGTCCACTCGAAGGAGAAAACTTTTCTGAAAAATTAACAGATTTTATTTCACGACCTACTACTAGCATTGGACAGAAAATTTTAAGTGGTGAACCTATTGTATCATCTATATTAACAGGTACGTTACAAGCAGGAGAAATTAAAAAGTCTTTACAAGATACTGTAGGTGCTACTAAACAAGCTATGGATCCAAGAACAGGAGAAGTTGTTTTTGCTACTGAACAAGAAATACAAGCGTTAGGTTTAGTACCAGTAGAAGAAGATCCTAACACTTACCGAGAATATACTAGAACTACAAACAACCCAACACCAGATGGTTATGCAGCTTTTTTAGCTAAAAAAAGTTCTACTGCTACTGCTCAATATGGGCCAATTTCTGATGCAGATGCAGCACAATATGGTATAAGTTCTGAAGATTACCAAGTTAATCTAAACACAAATAAAATTGAAAAAATATCAAAAGAAGCACCAGCTTTATTTGAAGGTGCAGAATCAGAAGTAATAGGTAAAGATTTTGGTAACAAATATGTAAAAATTGGTGAAAATGCTGCTAAAGCCTACACAGATTTAAACAACCTTGACACTTTAGAATTTCTTTTAAGTGAAGTTGATCCAAACACTACTGGAGCATTTGCTGAATTTAATTTAGAAACAACTAAGATTTTAAACAAATTAGGTTTTGACACTACTATAAATGAAAATGTTGCACAATCAGAAGCTATAAAAGTTATTGGCGGTCAATTTGTATTACAAGGCTTACAAAGTTTTGTTGGTGCTATTTCAGATGGTGAAAGAAAATTTATAGAAAGTATATCTCCAGGTCTAAGTTTAACTAGAGATGGTAATTTATTATTATTAGCTTTACAAAAAAGAGGGGCTAACAGAAATTTAGACATAGAGGCCATAAGAGACACATTTTATGATGATGTTGGAAGTTTAAGTGGTAAAAATAAAGACGGTAAAACATTTAACCAAGTATTAGGTGATTTTCAAGAAGAAAATCCTTTTATGGATGATGACTTTAGAACTGAATTAAAAGAAATATCTAGTAAAGGTCTAAACGCTGAAGTATTAACTGATAGTGGTCAATGTATTAATGGAAAAATATACCTAAGAATAGGTAAAGGTAAAACATCACAAGTAATTGATTCTGGAAAGAGTTGCTAATGGTTAAAGTTGTAACAGACGAAAGTATAATTAAACAGTTTGAAGAAGCTGAAACTAAATCTGCAGGTGTTAACATAGTAACAGATGAAAACGTAATCAAACAATTTGAAGAATTAGAAACTCAAGACAAAGGTGTTATTAACGCAATTAAAAAAGCAGGTATTTCAATTTATGATTTTTTTGATGGTACTAAAAGAACTGAATTTCCTGAAGTTGGTGAGTTTGGTTCATCTTCACGTGTAGCAGATAATACTACAACAGGTCAATTTTCAAAAATAACTCTTGGTACAGGAATTACACCGTTATTAGAAGAAAAAATTAACGTCATACAATCGCAAATGCCTGATGCACAAATTGTAAAAGATGCTTACGATAACCCAATGGTTATATTGCCAGATGGATCTCCTTTATATATAAACAAACCTGGAGCTTCATTAGAAGATTTTACTACTCTTGTAAGTCAAATGATACAGTATGTTCCTGCGGCAAGATGGGCTACACAAACTGGTAAAGGTTTAATTAAAAAAATTGTGCAATCAGGCGTTGGTGGAGGTGCTACTTCAGTAGCACAAGATGTAGCTGCCATGCCATTTGGAGCAGAAGGTGTTGACGTTCCTAAAGCTATTATATCTACATTAGTACCAATGGGTTTTGAAGGTGCAATTAGTCCTGCATTTAGATTTACAGTAAAAAAATTACTAGGTAACCCAAAATTTACTGAAATTGTTGACGGACAAATACAATTAAACGCTAAAGGTAGACGAGCTGCAAAAGCTGCAAACATTGATTTAAGTGAACCAAAATCTAAAAGATGGATAGATTCATTTGGTTTAAGTCTTTCTAGAAATTTAGATGAAAATACTGCAGCAGCAATAGCTGCAGGTGATGAATTTGGCATACAATTTGCACCACCACAAGCAACTGGCGATGAAATGGGTATAGCTTATTTGTTTCAAGCTGCAGATGGAAAATTAGGTAGAGAAGCACAAGTAATAGCAAAAGACTTCTTAGCCTCTCAAGATTTAAAAATGGGTGATATTACTAGCACTGTATTACATAAAATTGTAACTGGTAATACAACTTTAAAAGAAGTTGGTGAAGAATTTCCTGATTTGTATAAATCAATTATAGAAAGACACACTAAATCATCAGAAAACGTAAGCACTGCTTACAATGCAATCAACAAAGATGGTGTTTTTACAGGTAGCAAATCTAATATTAATTTATTAAATTTAAATATACTAAAATCTATTGATGAAAATAATATGTTAATTGATGGTGTTATTGATAAAGAACTTTATCCTATTGCACACAAAGCGTATGACATAGTTAAAAACTTTTCTAACTCTACCAAACGTAAAGAAATGGTTGTATTTGGTAATGCACCTATTACATTTTCAAACAAAACCTATAGAGACTTTGATAAAGTTTATAAGCAATTACAAGCTCTTTATAAAGGTAATTTAAGTAATGCAGATAAAAAAGTATTAACATTAGTTAAAAATGAGTATGATAAATTTATTGATGATAGTTTAACTAATGGTTTATTTACTAGAATGGATGGCACTAATGCAACTACTTTAGAAATTGTTAAAAATGCTACAAAAACTTCTAAAGAACATTTTGATTTATTTGGTTCCCACAAAGGTAAAAGTTTTGCAGATCGCACTATAAACAAAATTTTAAATGACAAAGATATGACTCCTGAAAAAACTTTGGATCTGTTATTTAACCTTAATACTATTGGTAAAAGAGGACAATCTTTAGAAGTAATAAAAAGACTTAAAACAGTATTTGGTGTGTCTGGTGATGATTTTGGTGATGCTGCGTTTTCTGGTGATTTTATGAAATTACGAGAAGGTTTTGTTAAAAGAATGATATTTAACGCTAATAAAAAAGTAGGTAATGATTTTAGATTTAGTTCAGAAAAATTTGTAGATGATTTTCAAAAAATGCAAGTACAAAATCCAAAATTATTAACTGAATTATTTTCTAAAAAAGAAATACAACAACTTGGAAAGTTTGTTACAGAAGTTAAAAAAACATTAAGACCTAAAGATTTAACTAGTTCTACCTTAGTAGCAGACGGTATTCTCGCTAACATACAACAAACTTTAAGAGGTGTTATTGGAATTAGTGGATTTAATTTTGCTGGTATTCAAGGATTGTTAGCTAGTAGATCAGCTTTTGACAATGTTACTGATTATTATGGTAAAAAAGCAGCACTTAAATTAGTAGAATTTACAGGTAATACTGCAGTAGTAACAAGCCCTTTATTAAAAGCAATTCGTGGAGGGCCACAAGCTCTTAACACTGTACAGAACGTACAAAACTTACAACAACCAGTAGGTTCTGAAGGTAGAACAAATTTACTTGGTAGCATACCAGGTGTAGGTAATACAATAAAAATGTTACCTGAATTTGCAATGCAAAATAACAACGAACAACGAAAAAACATAAGCCCTGAGTATATACAATATGCTAAAAATTTAGGGTTATTAGATTAATTAACTAGGAGAATAATACAATGGCTGGAACAGGCGTAGGAAAATTTAGTTCAACTGCAGGCAGTAATACTGCTAATATGACAGTGAACTTTGCAGAGAACATGGCACCGAGTAACGTAAATAATGCGGCTCGTGAGCTTATGGGTCACATGCGAGACATGTACGAACAAATTGGAGACGGATACTTTGAGTTTGGTGACGGAGACGGTGTATATACAATAGCACGTGTTGATGCTGACACACTAACT